TAATTATATAATCCTGTACTCATTATCTGCTACACTTTGTGGAGCAGTTTGTCTATCATTAATTTCCTGTAGTCCAACAGACAAGTAACGCATAGCATCACAAGCGTGTGAACTCCAATCATGTACAGGTTTCGATCTGAACATTCTATTTTTATCAATATACTTCCTGTGGTAATGTCTTAACGCATCTATTAACTTTTTGCAATGGTCAGTATCAATCCAACATCTAGGCAGTGTCATTGTGGTTGCGTGTATACCATCCTCTAGTGGAATTTTTGGTACGACCTTGAACCTAATTCCTAATTGGTAGGCGACCTCTCTCCTGGTTTTGCCATTACCAAAGTCGGTAACTTCAATATCATGTGGTGCAAAATGATCTTTGTAAACATAATCTTTATCCTTAATTACTTGTACATAGTAAGGTAAACCTTGACCTCTCTCTTCATGGTAATCTATTATATTAACACTCTTGCCTAACTGCTGGTAAAATATAATAGCACTATGATCAGATACCCCAAGATCCCATGCGGTAGATACTGGGAGTGATGGATCGTAGGGAACTCTAGTTAATTGTTTTTGATCTTCCATCTTACCAAGTACATCTGAATATACTGCACCTTCTATGTTTGCTATCCAATCACATTCAAACTCTTGCTGGTACTTCTTATCACCCATTACTTCTTTTGCCTTGACTAGCTCTTCTGCATCTACAATTTTTGTTTCACTAGCTTTTGCCTTGTAGTTAAACCAATCACTAGCTCCTTGTGCGTGTTGGTATAGTTCATAGAAGTTATTATTCATTCCTGCTGGTGTACCAATAAACACACAGTAACCTTTTCTATCTGATAATGCTGGTCTAATTATTTCTGGAAACAACTTGCTGTTTACATTTGCGTACTCATCAATCACACAACCATCAAGGTATATACCTCTCAAGCCATCAGAGTTCTCTGAACCTAGTAAAGTTATTCTGCTGCCATTGGGTAGATCTACTCTTAGTTCTGTTTCGTTAAATTTTGTATAAGGTATCTTTGCTGTAAATTGTTTCATATAATCCCAAGCAATACTTTTCGCTTGTTTGAAGGTGGGTGCTATATAGGCATACCTAGGGTTCTTATTTTTGGACAGCAATGCTGACCTAATTAGATGATTGATCATACATACTGTTTTGCCAAACCTTCTATGACAAACCAATACATTCCATCTGTTATCTGATATTTTTTTGTGTAAGTATGCTTGATGTTTTCTAGGGGTGTATGGTATCTTGATGTCCATATTTATTTCTTTTCGTAGAAAAGCATATTTAGTGTATCTTTGTACTAGGCATACTATCTACAGGTTCAAAGTCAAAACCAACACATAGCATAACATAGTTAATAAACAGAGTTGATGCTAGTTCATTGGGAAAACCAACAAACTTTATAATAACATCATTGTTATCTTTATCAACATAAGCAACTGATTCTATATCGTCTATTCCAAAGTAGTCCATATACTACATCTAGTTTATTTGTGGTGGTCTGGCAATAAGCGAATGTGTGTGTGGATAAGGGAGTCCTCGAGTCCCATGTATATATATATATAACAAGCGTGTCGTTTGTGGGGGTATAGGGGGTCAAGCAATGTCAAAAATGTAGGTTAAGCTTTACAATATTACTAACGATAACTTATGATTATCAATAGTTATTCCTATAACTATTAATTATCGGAACTAAATAGGTCAGTATTGTTGACCGATATTTTATGCTAAGAGCTTGAGCTGTCGCTTAATATTAGAATAGCAAGTTTAACTACAATTATATTTCCAAAAGCTCACACAAAAAAAACCCCCAATAAAATTAATTATCAGGGGTTTAATTGTTTAATATTAATTACTTTATAATACCAATTATGTTTCCTTGACTATCACACTTCCAACCTAATTTATTTTGATTTTTAATTACATTAGGTATAACTTCCTTATCGTATGCCTTAACAACTTCATCATAATTAAGATGAGAATATTTTGGCATTTGTTGGACATAAGTTTGCTGATCATCATTTAAACAATCAAACCAATCATGACCAACTTCATCTATATTGATAGTCTTATTTTTAAAAACTTGATCTCCAAAGTTATTAAAGAAATCAAATTTTTTACCTGGTACTAGATCTTTAATTGTAGCAAGTTTATTTTTCATTTGTTTATACTCCATTTTGTTTAAGCTCAATATAATTATACAAAAAAGATATGTCAACTAAATAAATACATTAGAATTATTCTAAACTATCATGCGTCAATCTGTCATATATATTTCATATATATACTATTATACGAATTGGATAAACAACAGAAAGAGGAAACAATGAACACTTACTTAATAACAAATACAAAAGATGTTCGAGATCATTTTGAAAAAGATTTTCTTAATACATCTGAAGTTAGTCATTGGATAACTAACCATTTAGACTTATCCAAAAAATGGTCAATTACACAAGCTACAAAAAAAGCTAAAAAGAAATTAGACTTTGATTGTGCTATTGAACACATGAAAAAAACTTTTAATAAGGGTGATACAATTTACACTCAATTAATTAAAGGTACACCATCAGGTACAATATATATTAGATTGAGATATATAAAAGGTAATAGACCTTACCAATGTACTTATCATTATTCCAAAATAATGGATCATAATTTAGATCAAAACAATGGTTATTCCATTAAAAGATCTTTTGGTAATATGGATATGGGTTTTCAAACTGTTTATGAATTATGTTCAAAAGTTTGGAATGATGGTTATTATTTAAAACATGAATGGCTTTAATAATGATTAAAAACATCTTAAACTTTTTAGATTATGTTTTATTCCTGGCTATGTTCTATATAATATATCTAGGTTTAAAACATGGACCACAAATAGAACAATTAATAATTGAATTGAAGGGGGGTGCGATATGAGAATAGATAAAACAGATTTAATTTATAGAGTTGCTTTAACTTATGCTTGTTTTAAATCTGGACCTAAAAAAGTTGATGATAATTTATTAAGAAATATGTTTAAAGATCTATGTTTATTATCTGATGAATATGCCTTTGATTATAAACAAGAATTAAAAAATATATTAACAGAAAGCGAGAATATAATATTGTGTGATGAACAGAAACTTTATGACAATAATTATATTACACAAGGTCAATTAAATAAACTAACAAAGGTGGACCAATGATAATACTAGGTAAAACTAAACACGAATGGCAGCAATTGGAGCTACAATATAGAACTGAATGGATCATATTTTTAATAGGGTTTATTCTTGGAGCTATAATATTTTAACTAAATAAAAAGGAAAAATAAAATGACACTAGAAAAATTGTTAAAACAATTAAATTCAATACCTAAAAAACATTTAAAAACAGATGTAAGAGTTTCGGTAGATGCTTTAATAAATAAAGGTATTACTGAAAATTTTTGGTTTACTGATGTTGAAGTTAAAGAAATATCAAGTGGATTAAATCAACCAGAAATAATAATA